CTGGTGCCGGATGCTCAGCTTGAGCAACAGCTTAAAGACGCGGACGAGGCCGGTCTCTATAATGTTGCGCACCATCAGCTCGACTTGCCCCTGCGAAGTAATGATAGTGTTCATAACTGCGTTCTTGTCGGTTGACTGTAGCGCGTCGGGGTCGAGCCCCTGCGCCGCTTTTGTGATGCCGGTCTTGTTTTGGACGTCTTGATCTAAGTATTGCAGGGTCATAAGGTTGCCCTGCCCGGTGAACGGGACTTGGATCATTTGGATCGTGTCGCCTGCCCGCTTACGCACGGGGGCGTTCAGCGCAGGGTTCATGATGTCGTCAAAGTTGGTCTTGGACGGGTCAGCGGCGATCTTGGTGCCGTTCGCCGCGTGGGCGTTGTCCACAAGCGCCCGCAGGATCGACGTGGACGTGTCCTGTTCGTTCATGGTCAGATCGGCGAGGGACTCTCCGTGGACCGTGAATGGCGTTATGATCGGCTGAATGAGCGCAAACGGGCTGTCCTCCACTTCTTCGTGGTGGAGGTAAGTGTTATCGCCGCCGCCAAAGAAGAATTTGTAGGTCTGCGGAGTGCCTTCATCTTGGAGGTCATATGTAGCGTAGCACTCTGTCAGCAGAAATTCTCTCTTGAGTATGTCTACCGAGGACGGGTCGTTCGGCGCGGACTTATGATGACCCCGCCTCGCCTGCGAGGATGAGGCAAATTCCGACTGTTCTGGGTCTTTGTCGTCCAGCTTGAGCCAGTCGGTGTCCTCTGGGAGCCCCATTTCCAGCGCCTCGGCGACGGTGATAAGTCCCCGCTGCCCGTGCACGCCTGCGGCGAGGGCGTGCTCGATTGATGTTGAGTTCCGTGAGATGAAAAACTCGTAGTTAGGCACCGCTTCCAGCTTGATCTTGCCGAACGGGTTTTGCCGCCGCCCTTCGATGTCGTAGAGCTTGATGTCCTCGGACAGCTTGCTACCTAATTCGGTAAACTGGTAGTCGATCACTTCGAAATACGGGTCTTTTAGCAGTTGATCGAGCATGTCTGCTCCGACTGCGGTCATTTTGACGTATTCGTCCGCAGCGTTGGGCTCCCAATGCGCCTTGAGTATGCCGACTTTCAGCTTGAGTGCTTCGGTGATCGCCTGCATAAGCTGGTGGTAGCCGTCGCTGGCCCAGAAAAGCTGTGTGATATATTCGGACTGCTGCTCGACCCATGTGGCGTGCATGACTGAGGCCGGTATGTAGTCCACGATCTTGCGCGATTGCAGCAAAACCCGCATCACGGACGGCAGGGTGTTGCGCACGGCGTCTCGGACTTCGGTCTTGACCACGTTCGAGCGGCCTTCGACTTCTTCGAGGTCCGTCTCGCCTCTAAAATACCGCTCTGCGTCGTCCCACTGGCTCTCCAGCTCTGACGACATAAAATCCTCGGCGTCGGACAGCATCACACCAAGTTCGCTGATGGCGTCTTTCAACGTCAGCCCTGTGGTTCCTTGATGTGTTTTCCGATCTGCCATTGTTCGAAGTTCCTAGTTAGGTAATTAGGTAATTAGGTAATTAGGTAGGTAGCGGGCGGGCGGGCTGCTATAAACGAAGGGGCGGCGAGCACAGGAAGAGGACATCCCACGCCGCCCCCTCTACCGCAGGCAGCGCGGATTAGTAATTCTCTTTGCCGCGAGAAGTTGGCTTGTTTTTGCCAGCCCCTCGGCGAGCATCTGCTCGTAGCTTGTTGGTATACGCCCTGCTCCGCTGCGTGGCGGTGGGACGCGCGACCGGGCGTTTCGAGTTTGTCATACCGATGCCAGCCTTGTTCCTCGCATTGGTGAGCCCGGTGCGCGCCTTCGACTGCAACGAGCCAAACAGCGAGTCTGCCTTCTTCGCCGCTTCTGTGGCGGTCGTCATCGCCTTCTTCTTCGTTGTGCGCGCCTTCACCTTTGCCTTGTTCGTGGCGCTGGTGATTGCCCGCTCACGCTTGAGCTTTTTGGCAAGTGCTGTTGTGTTCGGGCCTTTGCCGCCTTTTTCTTTCGATGCCATCGTTCATTTCCTCCGCGGCGGTTGGTGCCGCTTGCTCTGCTCGGGCGCGCCTTTTGGCTTGCACCGAGTAGCTGACCCATGTGCGTAGTTCATGGCCTCCTTGTGCTGATAGTGCGCCGTATCGTCCTTTTTCTGCGGCTGCTTGAACATGCCGGTTGGGGACTTCGGCTTAGCGGGCCAGATGGAGCGTGATCCTCGAACAGGCATGGCGGCTTACCTCATTGGGTTAGTGACGTGGTATAGCTATAAGCTATACCACACTCTTTAGAAGAAGTCAAGCGTTATTTTCGGCGCACTGATAGGTGCGGAACACGGTAGTTGCCCATGTTGACTTTTGACCATGTGTGCTCGTAGTTACCTATTCTGGCGTCTGCGCCATCGCCGAAGGTCAACGCCGCCGCATCGAATAAGTTTGGAGAGGCTACGCCCCGCTTCTTCATCTGTAACTTTGATTCCAGTTGGACCTTACCTGTTCCGGTAAATATTTGCTGGACTTCCGCGCACTGCTCCACGAACGCATCTGCCATATCGGACGGTGCTATGGCGACTTCTCGGCTCTCCAGCCACTCGCGCAACGCATACGCCAGCTCCGCTCTAAGGTTCACGAAGCGGTCGCTCATTGACGCCGACTCCGCCACATTTACGTGGACTACTGGCAGCTCCAGTTCCAGCAGCCGGTCGGCCACGCCTGCGCCTATGCCTATTGAGTCCACATAGATAGCGACCGGGCGATACCTAATTGGGGTGTGGTTCCAGCGGTTATACACCCACCCGACGACGTTCATCGTATCGTCGTAGCGCAACAGACGCATCTCTGTGAGGATGTTCGACGACCGCTCCACGAACCCGGTCGGGTCCCCGCCTCGTCCGGGGTCCACGCCCCACACTAGGTCTCCGCTCACTTCGTCTATGTCGCGCTCCAAGGCTGACGTGACGAACGCTCGCGGGATTACGCTGTCTTGCCCGCTTTCTGGAAACTCGCCCAACACCCGCACCCTATACTCTCTTGAGTCGACCCCGTATGTGCGCGCCTGCGTCATTATATAGTCGTCGCTCACTCTGGAGCTGTCGGCACATGATACTTTCTTTGTCCACCAGATGTCTTTCAGCACTGTTTGGGTCTTGTAGAAAAACCCCGCCGGGCGTGTTGGGTTCCCGATCAGCACCGCTATCGCGCCATCTGTTGACAGCGCCCCTTGCCCGGTCTCGTATATGACTTCATCGACGCCGCTTGCTTCGTCTACCAAGATCATTACATGTGTGGCGTGAACCCCCGCCAACGCCTCTGGGTTCTCTTTTCGGGCTGTCCGAAATGATATGAAGTTGTTTTTAGCGTCAGGGTGCCGCACTATTCGCTCAGACGTCGCATCCAGAGACCGCGACATCCAGTCGGGCATGTGAGAAATCCACTTGTTTATCTCTGGGATCAGGCCGTCTTTCATCTGGTCCTGCGATGGGGAAGTCACAATGACTTTGACGTCATCCCGGAACGCTACAAAGTGCACCGCCAACACCGCCACCAGCGCGGTTTTGCCGACACCGTGCCCGCTTCTGATGCTTATCTTGGTCTCGCCGCTATCCAGCGCGTCTATTACTTCCTCCTGCCACGCCTCCAAATCCATTCCGAGTATTTCCGATATAAAATACCGCCTGGATGTTACACATTTCTGCACAATTCTAGACGCCGCTTTCTGCTGCGACGTTGTAAGTCCTGATAGGTCCATTTGTCATCGACTCCGCTTGCCCACTCCCTTTTCTACCACAGAAAATTTTATTTGTCAAGCGTTCTTTATTACCCAAAGGGGTAGGGGGTGGGGGGTTCGGCGCGCCTTTCATCTTTCTGGGGCCGTGAGAGTTTCAGACGGACCTCCCTTTTCTCGCCAAAGTTTCAGACGGACCTCCCTTTTCTCGCCAAAGTTTCAGACGGACCTCCCTTTTCTCGGCTTTGTCAAAGTTTCAGGCGAGCCTCGCCTCTCGCCAAAGTTTCAGACGGCCCTCTCTTTTCTCGGCTTTGTCAAAGTTTCAGGCGAGCCTCCCTTTTCTCGGCTTTGTCAAAGTTTCAGGCGAGCCTCCCTTTTCT